GCATTGGACAGCCTGAAACTCGAACCACTCAGCAAGCGTGATGCTAGAGTTTCAGCCTTTGTCAAGTCCGAGAAGTTCGACCCCGAGGCTAAGGTCAACCCCGATCCGCGAATGATACAGAGCCGCCACCCACGCTATGGCGTCGAGGTGGCTCGGTATCTTAAGCCGATCGAGAAGCGGCTTTACCATATGAAGGGTCCAACTAAGCTCCGGATTATTGCCAAGGGCTTGAACCAGCGACAGCGGGCTGTGCTGCTTCAGGACAAGTTGGCGTTGTTCGATGACCCTGTTATTGGCTCGCTGGATGCCAGCCGATGGGACATGCACGTCGCTGAGAGCATGCTGAAGATAGAGCACCAACTCTATCTAGCATGCATCAACGACGACTTCTTCCGTCGACTGCTCAAGTGGCAGCTCAAGAACAAGGTCCGAACGTCCAATGGGCTGAAGTACACCGTCAGGGGCCGTAGGATGAGCGGTGATTTCAACACCGCTCTCGGTAATTGCGCCCTGATGGTGATGATGGTCAGAGCAGCCATGAAAAGGCTGGGGGTTAGAAAGTGGGACATCTTGGACGATGGTGATGACTGCCTTTGCATAATGGAGGCGGGTGATTGGGAACGCGTTTCCCCACTCTTGCCGGGCGTCTTTCTCGATTACGGACAGGAACTTAAAATCGAGAACGTCGCGCGCCACATAACCGAGGTGGTGTTCTGCCAATCTCGAGTCGTGGAGCTACCAGACGGGCCAGTTTTCGTGCGAAACTGGCGTAAGGTGCTGTCGCAAACTGCCTGCGGTGTTAAACACTGGTCTGATCCTCATATGGTCAGGCCGATGCTTAGCGCCGTCGGCACATGCGAGCTGGCATTAGCCCGTGGCATTCCGGTGCTACAGGAGTTTGCCAGCGCCTTGATCAGGAATGGTCAGGGCGAGCGCCCACGCGTGGTAGACGTCGACTCGGGAATGGCGCTCAAGGTCAAGTACGAGCTTGGCCGTGAGTTCACCTCGGCGGATATCGGCACTGTGACAACTTTGCCGGTAACTGATGAGGCGCGGTTGGCCTTTCAGCGCACATGGGGTGTGAGTGTGTCTGAGCAACTGGTGATCGAGGCTGTTCTAAGGGATTGGAACATCACCGACACAGTTGCGGCCAACTTCCCGGTCGAGAGATCTGCCCCGGGCTGGGATGACAACACAGCCCTGGAAAACGTACTCCCACATCTGTGAGTCCGAGGTGGATGTGTGCTGGTGGTGCTTAGTAATGGTGTGTGACGGCGGCGCATAAACTGTGTTACGAGGGGTCGGTTTGGTGGCCGACTCGTAGGAGACAGCGTGCCCCGCCTGATTTGCCTGAACGCTCCACCACCACACCGAGCCGCTCACTGTCCTCAAGCGGAGACGCTAGCATGCCTAAAGGGGCTCTCATCAAGCCCCATGGCCCAGGCATGCGAAGAACTGAGTAAATCCCACTTAGGG